GCATCAATTGATTGTCGTGATGAATTAACCAGGGCCGCTGTCATAGCGAAGCCAGCCAGGATTGCAGCAGCGCCAGCGGCTGCAAACTTCTGCACGCGCTTGGCGCTTTCGTCCACTGCTTTCTGGATCTCGCGCATGCTGGCTTTCGTCTGGCGTGACGCGCCCTTCATGCCCTCGGTAAACCCGCCCATCTTTAAAATCAGATCGACAGTTAACGAACCCAATGAGCGGCTAGACATTATTTCCACTGCTCCATGGCGTCATTAAGGGATATTTCTGATTCATCCTGCCGGAAGTACGGCATGAAATCGGTTTGTGATTTATGCCCGCCCAGGGCATTGTTGATCTGCATGGCCAGCAGGGCGAAGCCCCACTCGAGGCGACGCCCAACATTTATGGATCCGTACTCATTCATGTACTGGACCCAACTGGACACTTCAGCTGGCGTCAGGTTTTGTTTTGCCTGCTCGATCGTCTTGCCCCCGATGCCGTTGAGCACCAGCTCGTGCCACATCACTTCGTGCTGGCTGAGCTTTTTTTTTACGCGGCGAGGGGTTGACCTTATAGATTGCAGTGAGCAAAGCAGATGCCAAACTAGGGTGGAGTCGGCACGCCTGATCGTATGTCATTTCCTCGGTGGCATCGTCACCCAGGCGAACGGACACACAGATCAGNGCCGCGTTGGCACTTAGCTTCTGCAGTTCCCGGTAACGCATCTGGAACTCNGCATCAGTTTCGCCTTCAGTNGGTTCNAGTGAGTCATAGATGCCGGCCATTTTNAAAACGCGCTCCTGGTCGATGTACGCCAGTTTGCGCACATGGATCGTGAACACGTCTTCAATCTGGTCACCGTCATCAGACAGACGCTTCCAGATGATTTCCTGCGGTATCGGCGCCGATGAAATAACGCCGCCGATGGCCGCAAGTTGCTCAAGGTCTATGTTCATACTTTCTTGGTCCACGTTCCTTTGCCGCTGCGCTGGATCGCCACCTGTGTTTGCACAGCAGCGCCCATCTGGAAATCGAACGGGAAGTCCTGCACATCACCACGGAAAGCAAACCACGTGCGGGTATTGGGCAGAACAAAAGCGCCATCTGTGATGGTGGGCGGTGCAGTGCCATCGCTCCAGCCAAGAACAAACTTGATGTGACCCAGATCCATACCCTGCGCCAGCTCATGCAACAGAATGTGACTGGTCTCAGTTGGGTCAACCTGAATGGTTAAAGTAGCAACACCAGGAGCCATGATGTCTTTCATGTACTCGTGGGCTTCGGTGTCTTCCAGATCTGTGACCTGCACATTACCAGCTGGCGAACCACCCTGGTTGATCGCTGTCACACCTTTAACCTGGACAACAGCTGGACCAGTGGGATTCATTAAAAACAGGTGCGTGCCTTTCGACAGTTTTGCCATGACGGTTTCCTCATGCGGGTAAAAAATGAATTAACGGCTTTGCATCCACTCAACATCGAAGCCGTAGTGGTAACGCTTTGTAACCGGGTCACGGTCTTCACCGCGCCAGCTGACAATGTAGGCAGTGGTTTCAATCACATCACGCAGCGCCAATGCTGCCGATCTTGCGCTGGCACCGGTCGTTGCGTAGATGTCGACCTGCAACAGCCAGGTGTCCACGTTCGGGGTATCACCGAGATAGTTCTCAGGATTGCCGGTTATTGTGCGCCAGACTGCATAGGGGTATGCGACACCTTCAGGTGCCTCACCAAATGGAAAAAAGCGAACTGGCGCTGTGCCGAGAGCTGTTCTGACTGCAGAGTTAGCAGCAGCAAGGGCGAAGATGTTTGGAAACATCAAGCAAGCTCCAGTTTTGCAATTTGTTTGGTGAGCTCTTGTGCCAGTACATCAATGGCAGCCTGTCCGGATTTGCGCGCAGCATCGCGCAGCAAAGGGCGCGGGGCGGTTCTTTCAGAGCCTAGTTCGATATGACGCCAGTGCGTTGTGTTCCCGCCTGGTAGACCTGTGTTCTGATCGGCGGGTCTTGGCCGGGCGCCACCCATCACACCAACTCGCATCACTACACCGCCGACGGCTTTGCCAGCCCGGCGTGAATTTTGTACCGCTATATTTTTTTGAATCATTGACGCTGTGGCAGGGTCATCGATCGCGCTGGCGTTTGCCCTGGCTGCGTCACGGATGACATTGGCACCTTTACGAACTGCAGCGGTCAAACCTTTCTTTTGCAGATTGACTGGCAGGCGGTCAAAACTGCGCATCAGCTTGTCCAGGCCTTCGACGTTATACATGCCTGCCTCAGCTGCCATCAGATGCGCCAGCACTCACGGCCAACGTCAGGTACTCCAGCCCAGATTTGGGATCCGGGAGCACACCTTCAATTCTGTATATTTGCGAACGGTATGAAATGCGCATCGATGGCAGGATGCCAGTGCGGTAACGAATCACAATTCGCGCAGTGACTTCAGACTGCTCTGCTTTTGCTGCGATCGTATCGCGCACGCTCAGCGGCTGAATGTCGGCCATCACGGTGGCGAACAATGTCCAGCCTGGCACCATCTCACCGGTCACTGCGTCTTGCGCGTTGGCTGGTTGCTCAATGCGGATCTGGTGGCGAAGTTTGCCGTTACGCATTAACCAACCCAGCCCGTTCGGCTAATGCCCAGCAGCGCATCGACACCCATTGGCAAAACATTTATTGCGCCTGGCACTGATGCTTCGCGGTTTTCAAACCAGTGACAGCACAGCAGCCTGATGGCCTGCTTAATGTTTTCCGGAATGCTTTCTGGGGATGCGCCAAAGCCGGCAACATACGTGACCATAATGGCATCAGGTCGATCATATAGCCCGGGCCAGCTGACGCCAGCTTTTGGTCTGATGTATGCCCGGTCTTCGTCACCAAACAAATCAAAGGTGGCAACGTCCAGAACCTGCAGCGTTTCTGTCGAGTTGTAGACACTGATGCCTGTGACTGACACCACTGGCGTCAACGGCAGATAGACATGTCCATACCGATCGTGATCGATAACTGACAGCTTCCACGTTTGATTGATGAGCGCTTTGCCCAGCACACCGTCAGGCCCGCTCACAAATGCGGTAGCAGCCTGTATCAATGTTTCAATTTTTCGATCATGAATTGTTTCATCCGCACCGATACCCAGATCCGCTTTGACATCTTGGGCAGACACTGGCAGATCCGCTGGACCTTTAACCATTTTTAATGTCTGACGAAGCGCGCGCATCGTTGTTGTCTGGTGCAGAGAATGCATGCTGTTATTCCTTCACGGCCTTTTCAGGGGCGTCGGGTTTTGTTGCAGTATTCTTGGTTGCTTTGCTGGTTGCCGTTTCGGTTGGCTGTTCATCGATAGCCAGCTCAGCCTGATCAGCTTCAATCATGCGGGCGCCTTCGTTGTCGCCTACTTCGATAATGTCGCCAATATTCTGAGAGAATCCGGGACCACCTCGGCTAATTAACAATTTAACTTTCATGCCTTTCTCCAGTGATGTGAGTCAGTGCCGCCCCGAAGGGCGGCCCGAACTGCATTTGATTAAGCTGACGGTTAGCCCGGCGCTGCTTGAATCAGGTGCTTCACGGCGGCTGTGTTGATCAGCTCACCGTCAAAGCGCTTGAAGCCGACCATGCCCACCTGGAAGTTCTCTGCGTAACGCTCACGCAGTGTCAGCACCTGGAAGCCCAGCACCTTACGAACAATGAATCGGCTGAAATCACCGAAGATCACCGGTTTGGCAGAGCCAGCGATTGAAGCCATTGCCTGATTCACGCTGTAAGGCTTGCCCAAGAACTGATCAGGCTCACCGGCGCGCACGTCGCCCATCTGCCAGAGGTAGTTGTTCTGGCCGTCTTTCAGCTTGCGGATCACTGCCAGCGTTGCGTCGTTAAACATCCAACGACACTTGGGTGATGCGCGATAAGCCGGGTCAACAGAGTGGAACAGATCGATCAGCTCATCCGCTGTCAGTGCGGTTGCGCTGGCTGCGGTTTTGCCCAAGGTCGAAGCTGTGACGATACCCATTGGCGCACTGGAACCACCACCAGTGGTCAGTGTGGTGTTAGCCAAGCGGCCGAGACGCTCACCGAACAGGTCATTCATCAGCGACTCGATGTCGAACTGTGAATCCTGCAGCAGCTCCAGCGGCACACGTACCATGCCGGTGTCGTACACGTACGCATCCAGCTGCTTTTCAGCGAAGACCACATCATCACTGGCGTCATCGTCAACAGCGCCGTTCTGCGCTTTGATTCGGCCAGTCTTTGCGGTGTCGTCAACTGTTGGCCAGTTGATTCGATTGCCTGTGCTGGTGTTAATTTCGCGCACGATTTGTGCGTCCCACATTGGGCCCCACAATGCCATCGCGACATCAATTTCCGGCGACAGCTCGACAGGGACAGTGAAAGCGCCAGATGAGCCAGTGGTGCTGGTCTGGGCACGTGACTCATGATCGAATTGCACGCGGCCGCCAGAAAGCACTGAGCGCTCTTCAGCATTCAACTCACCAATGCCATAACGCAACTGTTTGACAAACACTTCGCGGTATTCAGGAGTGTTTTGGTTCTCTTCCGCTTCAGCACGCGCTTCAGCGTCATCGATTACCGGTCGACGGTTTGGCGCTGCAGCGCGTGATTCTGCAGCTGCCAAGCGCTCAGCACGCTCAACGGTTGCATTGATCTGGTCGTGTTCGGCCATGATCGTGTCGAAGCGCTGTTCGATTTCTCGGGCAGCAGCTGCGTCGGTTTTGTCGGTGATTGTGTCAAGTTGAGCACGGGCCTCTGTGGCAAGCTCTGCCATGCGTTCCCGCTTCTTACGGATTTCTGTTGGAGTCATAATGACATTCCTCTTGATGTGCCGTGCCCACCGGCTAGGTTCTGGGCAACCGGTAGCGGGTCTGCTACTTGGTATTTGCTAAGGTTGTGGAAAGTGAGTGGCGCAAGCGCATGCGCGTGGATCTGATGTGCGCAGCAACCAGTGCCGGGTTGTTTGTTCGGTGAAGGTCCAGACTTCGCAGAGCAATGTCTGTGCCCTCATAAGCTGGGAATGTAACGATCGACACGTCCGATACGGTTGCCGCCAGCAGCGTGCGTTTTGGTATTTCGCCCGATTCGTCCCACTCCTGGCGAAGTGGTGTAAATCGAAAGCTCATTTTGTCCAGGTCACCGCGTCGCATCTTTGGAACTATCAGCCGGACATCAGGATCATCTGGGTCGAGCTCGGTTTCCATGTACAAACCTTTTTCATCCTCACTGAGCTTTAACGTGCCAGACTTCGTTCTGGCCATCGGCAAACCTTCGTGATTAATCAGGAACACGCAGTCATCTGAGCGCAGAGAGTCAGCAAACGCACCCGGAGCGATCCGCTCCATAAACCAGCCACCGATGTCGGCCCACTGATTGAATACTGCGGCGTAACCAGACACACGAACAAATGTTTCAGATTCGCGGATCTCTACCGGAAGCCCGGCGCGTAGTTCAAACTGTGGTTGCATCGTCATTGTCTCCTGCGGGATTTATTGGCATCACTGGCTGGCTTCCCAGCGGGACCGTTGCGCCCTGGATAAGCAGGACATTACCTTGCGGATCTGCTGATCGGTTTTCGAGTTCGCGTGCTTCGTTGGGTTTAAGCACCGCGTTTTGAATTCCTTTGGCATAACTTTCCATGCGCGACTTGAGATCGCCGCGCATCAGTCCGTCCAGGTTGTATTTCACGTAGTTTTTTTTGTTTCCAAAGCCAAACAGCTTCAGGTTGTATTCCTGTTCTGCCTGCTCGGCCCAGCGCTTGATGGTGTGCTTTACCAGGTGCAGGTCTTGCTGCTCGACATTGCTGAAGGTGCCAGTTGACAGATCTTGCAGAAAGTTCGGAGGCAGTGAGTAAATGCGCGCAACTTCCTGAATGATGAATTTCTTCAGCTCAACCAGTTGCGCTTTTTCAGGATCAACACCCAGCGGTGTGATGGTGTGATCTTTTGGTATTGCCAGCGCCTGGCGGTTTTCCCTGGCTGCCTGCATGACAGCCTCTTCCAAATCATTTGATGCGCGCTTTGCAGCAGCGCCAGACTGAAAGTTGCCGCTGATGATGAACGGTGGGATGCCGCCGTTATTGAATAACCTGCTTCCAAAGTTAGTCGCAGCAATTGCCAAACCAATGGTGTCTTTGTGCGCCATGATGGGACTGAGCGCGGTGACCATATCGGCCTTGAGCATAAACGGTATGTCGATAATTTCTGACGCAGCGTACGTAGTTGGCTTGGCCAAACGCGGGCGATAAATGTATTTCTTTTTACCGGCAACCATGCGCACTGTGACTTTGGAAGGCTCCAAAGGAAACAGGCCAATGATCTTGCCAGTCGCTGTGCGCTCTATGTATGTGAGCTGACGGCCGCCAGAAAGAGTGCGTTCAAAAGAATACTTGCGCCAGTCAAACGAGCTGCATTCATCGTTAACTGCGTCATGCAAAATCGAAGACAATTCATCATCTGATTTTTTTACACCTTCAGCTGTGCGCTCAAAAAGCTGCAGCGGCAGACCGGCCAGCGTTCCCGATATGAAGTTAATGGCCGCCCAGATCGCTGGCACGCCCATCGCGTTCTCAAGTGAAACGCGCACACCAGTTGCGCTGATGCCGCCAATGGCCAACGCTTCGACAATATTTGCCGATGAAATTGGCACAGTCGGGTCTTCAATGCTGGCTCGTTTTTCCGCGCGTGCGGATTCACGGCTGCGAAAATTCCACCAGGCCATTGATTATTTCCCGTTGATACTGAAGTTTTCGTCTTCCCAAGGGGATGACGGCTCTGATTCGTCTGTGGTTGCTGAAACGCCAAAGGCCATAATCAAGGCAACCACGCCATCGATCTTGTTTTCTGTGCGTTCTTTTGTCGGATAAATGTTGTCTTTTTTGTCCAGCTGAGCGACCACGTTGCTGATCATCCAGGTGAGGATCGGACAGTTCCCATGCGCCAGCAGTTTCTGCAACACCAGGGATTCGAGCACCTTCATCGGCTCGCTCATGTTCTGCACAGTCTGGCGAACTTCCACCATTACCATGCCCTCTGACTCCATTTCAGAAGCCAGCTGCGTTGCTTGCCAGGGGTCATATCCAACCATCGTCAGATCAAAGCGGCCGGCGAATTCGCGCAGGTCATCTTTGATCACATCGAAGTCGATCACCTCACCGTCAGTGACGGTCAGCAGCTCGAGCGCATGGAACTCCATGTACCTGGAAGAGTTGCTGTCTATCTGCTCCAACACACGGGCTTCTGGCAGGTAGTAACGGCCGTGCACGTGCCAAAGCGGGTCACCGTCAACTGGCGGGAACAACAGCAGCGTGGCTGCCACGTCAATCTTGCTGGCCAGATCCAGGCCGATGAAACACGGCCGGCCCTCGAGCTCTTTC